AATCATATAAATTACCAAATAAAAAGTTTAAGAAAAGATGGAATGATTTAAGTAGCGACGAAAAGAAACAATTGATCGCTTTACAACCAGATCTTGAAGGCGATTTATATGAAAGTTATAAAGAAGCTGTAGATTCAAAAGGTAAACAAATCAAAGGTGGAGCTAAAGTTAAAATAATTTCAGGTCCAGATAAAGGTAAAACAGGTTTTGTATATCAACAAATGGACAACAAAATTAGAGTAACAAGTAAACCACAAACAGGATTAATTGGTTGGTTTGAGGGTAAAGATTTAGAACAATTAGAATAGATGTTGGTTAAATAGATTAGATATTTAACTGACAATCTATTAATTATTTTTAAATATAATTAAAATAATGTTATATAGATAGCTACCCACTCATAGTATTTGAAAATATTATGAGTTTATTCCCACGGCGACTTCGGTCGCCGTCATCCTCTCCCACTATGGTGATTATGATTATGAATTATAAAGAGCGACTAAATATTTTGTTCGAAGGTACAACTTCCGCTAATTTGGATAAAATTAAAAATAAAAGATTTAATCATGGGCAATGTAAACAAGCTGCAGAGTTTGTAGCAAGTGAAATCCCAGATTTTCATATTAAGAAATTAAACAAGGTCATGTTTGGTTTAGTAGACACTCATTATATTGCGACTGATGGCCAACTAGTTGCAGATTTAACTTTCCCTGATTATTATAAGCAATTGTCAGGTCGAAAGGATATTGATAAAAGTAAATTACAATGGTTCGATAGAAATAAGAATAATGTTATTTTTAATGGTCAAGATTATTTGGCTAATATTTATGAGAAGGTGAGATTATGAAAGAAATACATAATTTAAACGAAGTATGGACACCAGCAGAAAAGCCTTTTGTTTTTCAAGAAAGTGTCGATCCCAAGAGTGGAAAAAGACAATTCTTAATGAATGGGATAATGCTTCCGTTTGGAAAGATTAGTAGGAATGGAGTATTATATAACAAAGAAAGTGTAAAAGAAAAATGTGGAAACTTAGTAGGCAGACCACTTATGTATAATCATATCACAGAAGGACAATCATTACCACTTGGGCACTTCACAAAAAGTTGGTGTGATGAAAACTTTTGGTATTATGAAGCAGATGTAGATCCTCAAGAAACCGTTTACATAAGCAAGATGGAAAGAGGGGATGTAAGACATGTTTCTATACAGCTTAAACCATCGAAGGCAATAGAAAGAGTGTCAGAAGATAACAAATCTTATATCGAAGCATTTGTTGAGGACATAATTGAAGGAAGTGTAGTACCGGCTCCTGGTTTCTTAGATACTACAATTAAATTCGCAGAAGCATTCAATAAAGAAGACATAAACACAAAAACCGCAGATGGCGCAATTGCACCAAGCAAAATTGTTGATAAAGAACTAGAAGATGAAGTTGAAGAACTTCTGAAAAATGTAGACGAAGAGGAATTGGAAGAGATTTTTAAATAATTATTTTTAAATATAAAATTGAATTATATAAATATATAGGTGATATTTATGAGTAAAACACACAAAGAGAAATTGATTAATATCATAAACGAGAATAAAGCATTGAAGGAGGAGCTTGAAATGACTAAGAAAGAGCAAAACGTTGCAGATCAAGATGTCCAAACAAAGCCAAAAGACGTTGAGGTAAAACCGGTTGATGGTGCAGACGATCAACCTGACGCAGCTTCACAAGACGATTTAGCGGCAAAACAAGGAAACACAAAGATTGAGCAAGCAGACGCTGAAGAAGAGCCAGAGGACGAAAAGGATGAGAAGCCTATTGAAGAATCTGAAGAACCGGAAGAGCCTGAAATTGAAGAAGAAGAACTTGAAGAAGAAGAACCAGAAGAAATGACAGAAGAAGTTTCTGACATTGAAAAAATGGTTTCTATTATCGAAGAAATGAAAGCAGCTTTCGATGCATTGAAATCAAGAGTTGACAACATGGATAATAAGGAATCTGTTGACGGTGAAGAAGAGGAAGAAGAAGAACCTGTACCACCAGTAACAGAGAGCATTAAATTCAGCCAAGTTTTCAAAGAAGGAACAACTAAAGTAGATAATACTAAAGCTTTTAAAAAATTAGCAAGAAAAATCATATATTAATGAGGTGAACATGAAATGAGCAAATTCAAAGTAACACAGTATAAAGAACCTTCATTTTCCAGATTAGCACCACAAGGATCCAATGACTTATCCTCACAAGTAGGAAAGGCATTATACGAATCTTTTAAAGCTAAGGAAAACGGAGCAGCATTATTAAGAGAGAAGTTTGGAGAAACATTCCAAGAAGACATTAACACAACCACAGGTGCTGGAGCATATACAACTATGTTATCAACAGTTTTATACAGCGCAGCAATCGAAAACATTTCAGACATTATGGAATTAGTTTTTATTAACGAAGACCTAATGAACGGAAGCGGTTTCGGAGCTTACCAAATACCAAGATTACTACCAACAGTAGCTGTTGAAGTTTCTGAAGGAAAAGTAATTAACTATTTTGACGAAGGTGTAGATTCAGTAACAGTAACATCTAGAAAAGTTGTAGCTGGAACAGCAATCACATGGGAAATCATCAAAAGAGGTATGAATGACTTTGTAAGATTTGTTTTACAAAACGCAGCTGATGCAGTAACAAGAAAGATTGCAACAGACATTGTAAACGGATTAGCAGCAGGTACAGGAAATACACAGACCGGTGGAACATCATACGATAATATTATCGACGCTAGAGCAAAAGTTCAAGGTGCAACATACACAAACGGAACACCATACGGATTTTTAGTTTCACACTTAGTTCTAAACACAGATGAAATGGCAGTTTTACAAAAAACAACCGATTGGAAGAACCACGTTTATTATGCTAACGCTAGACCTGGACAAGATTTCGTTGTAGACAGACCAGCATTAATGTTCGGAAACGCAAAGATTGTAGAAACACCATTCTTAACAGCAGCTAAATATCTTGTATTAGATTGTAAGAAAGCAGCAATGTTAGTTAAGGAATCAGACATGGAAACTTTCGAAGGTGCATTACCAGGAAGACCATACGACAGAGAAATCGTTGCTTTAATGAGTTACGTATTAGCAGTAATTTATCCAAAAGCAATTTGTATTGGGACAGCTTAATTTAATTAAGCTCCCTTTTTAAATAAGAGGTGAAAATATATGGCAGATGTAAACACAAGCGTATTTACCGTATTACAAGGTTACGCAGGATTAAAAGCAGCATACATTGAAGTTTCAGCAATGGACTCAACAGACGTACTAAAGTTTGTTACAGCAGAAAGAGTAGAGAATGTTAAACATATGAACTTAGTTGAAGAAAATAATTCAACAGGTAGTTTACTAATGAGCTTTTCAGTAACAGGTACAGACATGAATGAATTAACACTGAAAACAGCAGCAAAAACAGCAATCAAAGTTTCAGGAATAATTTATTACGTAGGTTAAGTAAGTTCGCTTACTTACCTTTTTTATTTATAAAAAAATCTGAGATGGAGGAATTAATATGAGAGTAAGAATCAAAGAATCATATAGTGGTTGGTATTGGGATAGTTCCAATGGAGTAACAATCAGAAAAGATAATAGAGCAGGTGTTGAAGTTTTGAGAGAAAACCAATTCGTTCATCATGCATTAACACAGAATATTTTAGAAATAGTTCCAGAAGTAATTCACAAGAAAGAGATGAAGAAAATGGATATTGATAAAGAAGAACCTAAGATAGAAGAAATCAAAGAAGAACCAAAGGCTGAAGAAGAAATAATCACAGATAAAGTAGACCTTAAAGAATCTATCAAGGAAGTTGTTACACCAAACAACAAAGTTAAAAAAAAAATAAAAGGTAACAAAAAATGGAATTAACTATCGTTGATCCAGTCGTCAAAAGGATATCTTTTGACACTTTCAAAAAGTTCTTTGTTGCGCCATTGAAGGCGAACACAACAAATTACAATGAGTTATTTTACAAAAAATTAAAAGATGGTTTAGAAATATCATTTTGTTCTAGTTGTTTTATTGTTATTTGTTTTGTATCATACCAAGAAATCGTTAATCAATACAAGGATTTATCTCCAAATGACGCAGCTGGCGAATTAGTTCCAGAAGAAGATAATTTATTGATTGCTAAATTCTATATGGACTTCCTAATGAACCGAGCAATAATCACAGAATAATTATTTTTATATATATCTTTTTCTTTTATTATATATAGTGATATAATTGGCAACGGTATTGACTGATAGAAAAGGACTACGATTTGTAGATACAAGAGTTCGTTCAGATGGATTGAGTGCATTAATAGTAGATGCTCAAGTATCAGCGACAGATCTTGATATTCGCGATTTAATGGAATCGCAAGATAGTGTTAAGATCGGAAACGATAGCAAATTCTTAATTATTAATGCAGATGGTTCTGTTAATGCAATTAATACCGCAAGCTTAATACCGAAAAAGTTTGATGATGTTCATATTGATTATGTAAACGGGAATCCCGTTACTGTAATTTACAAATCCTCGACAGTTGTAGTTGCAACATTAACATTAATTTACAATGTCGATGGAAATATAACCGATGTGAGAAGGGGCGATTAGATAGCTAAAAAATTAACATTTAATCCATTCACTGGTAATTTTGATTATATTCTCGATTTAGAAAATCCATTACAATATAAAGGTGGAATTGCAATCGCTGCAGACTTCCCATTAGTCGGAGTTGCTGATGTTGGTTGGTTTTATACTGTTACTGCAAGTGTAACCGATCCAGTCACAAGCCAAAGTTTTATCGCATACGATGAAATCTCATGGGGTGGAAGTTCTTGGATATTGATGGGAAACATATCTAATTTTTATACAAAGACTGAATCCGATGCAAGATATGTGCAATTTACCACAGCAAATTATGTGACACTTACCAACGGAAGCGACGGTAGTTCATTACATAATCACAATTCTATTTATTATACTGAAACCGAGCTAGACGCTGGTCAACTAGATAACCGTTATTATACAGAAACAGAGCTAGACGCTGGTCAACTAGATAACCGTTATTATACAGAAACAGAAATTGACGCAGATTTTGTTCCATATACAGGAGCAACAGGCAATATAGATTTAGGTACTTACGATATAGTAACTACAGGAAACATTAAAGACCAGATTAATGTTTTGACAAAGATTAATGATTATTCAGCTGACAAGGACGACGAGGTCATTCTTGCAAACGCAATTTCTAATGATATAATAATTGATTTGCCTTCGGTAGCGACTGCGACCAATAAAGAAATAAATGTAAAGAAAACAGATTCCTCTATTAACACAGTCACTCTTAGAGGTCAGACTCTTGGTCTTTCAACAGGGTTAATAGGTAACTGGAGATTCAACGAATCTAGTTGGAACGGTACAGCTGGAGAAGTCAAAGACAATACATCCTTTGGTAATGACGGTGTTGCAGAAGGTTCAACCATTACAACAGGTAAGCTTGGTAATGCAGGACAGTTTTCTGCCAATAGAGTTTTGATTAATGGTTTAGAGCAGATTTCTACGGTTTCAATTTCGTTATGGATGAATCTTCCTTCACAAAATAATGATAACTGTCTTTTTGAGTATGTTGCTGCCGACGGAACATTAAGAGGAGTATATACCTACTATAATAGATTATGGTTCAGTTTCCCCAGCTTCTATCAATATGGTGGTGTTGAGGTTGTTAATGATGGTACATGGCATCACATTGTATATACCTATGACGCAGACACAGATACTGCTCAAGGATATGTAGACGGTGTAGCACAGACTATGCGTTCCAGGAGTGCTTTTTCTGGTATAAGCCCTGCTTTTGCAGGTTATGTAGTAGTCGGTAGTTCAATAAAATCAGGATCTTACTACATCAGGAACGGTAAGGTTGACGAGGTCGCTATATGGAACAGAATAATAACCCAAACAGAGATAACCCAGTTATATAACGGAAGTACAGGAACAGAGATAAACACTTCCGACCGAGAAAAGATCGACGGCGAGAACTCGCAAACTTTAGACAATCAATACGATAGTGTAACATTATTGAGCGACGGAACATATTGGTGGATATTATGACTAATTGGAAAAAAAAAATAATAAAAGATACAGATGGAAACATTTTAGATATTAATGTTGATGGTAGTATTAATGTTGTAGCAACAGCTACGGGTTTAGATATTAGAGATTTAGATTCAGCTACAGATAGTGTTGAGGTCAAACAGACAACGGCAACAAACCTAAACGCAAACGTAAGTGCAACTGATTTAGATATTAGAGATTTAACCGATGCAACAGGAGTTTTAATGGCTAACTTTGACGCAAGTAAGACAGTAGGTACAATGGAAATAAACACTCCATTCAGTGAAGGTTTAACAGTCGTTGTATCTGGAACTCCAAAAATGACAATAGTATACGAATAGGGAGAAAATTATATTTATATAATATGATTAAATAAATAATATATCATATTTTATAAAACTCGAGGTGAATAAAGATATGACAATTTTAACAGGAAAAGTTGAAGTTCCTAAATCTGTACCAGGAGTCCAAGCGACACTTGCAGTAACGATAGCAGGAGTAACAACATCAGGAAACGCAGTAGTAAATATTGCAGAAAATAATAATTTAACAGACACAAGAAGACCACCACAATTCTACGGAGTATGTACATCTAATACACTGACAATTAACAGTTTATTACCTGAATTATACGAAGCAACATACGTAAATTACGTTGTTGATACAGATGGAACTGGTGTAGTTGGAGATTTAGTATACCAAGGTGTATGGGATTGTTCAACAACAGCATATCCAACATCACCAGCAAAAGGTAACTATTGGATTTGTTCAGTTGGAGGAACCATTTCAGGTGTTGTTTACACAGCCAGCGATTGGTTAGTATACAACGGAACAACTTGGGATAAAATTGACAACACAGATTTTGTAACAAGCGTTCAAGCAAAAGTAGGTGCAGTTGTTTTAACATCAACAGTAACCGATCCAGGACATGTACACGCAGCAACAGTAACAGATACAGGACATACACACAGTGGAATGTCAGTTCTATCAATGGGTAGAATTACCGGAGTATTAGGTGCAGCAACTGATTATATGTCAGGTGCAATTGGTGCAGCAGACACAACCGAATATTCAATTGTAGTTCCAACAGATTGTGTAGCAGAAGCAATGTATGGAAATCTTGCAATTGCTCCCGGTGGAGCAGATACAGTAGTTGTAACACTTAGAGTCAATGGTGTAGATAGCCTTAACACATTTACAATTTCAGCAGCAGACACAACCGGAAATGATATTACAAATCACATTGCATTAACAGCAGGAGATGTAATTTCAGTTTCAGCAGTATCAAGTGCAGGAACAGCAGATGGATTAAGCGTATCACTAGCAATATTAGCAGACACAAGCTCAGATGCAACAGGAATCACAGCAGCAGCAGATTCCGGAGTAACAGGAGTAACAACAGTTATATCATAGAGGAATTTATTCCTTTATTTTATAAGAATGTAGGTGATTATTAATGGTGAAAATTATAGAATATGTAAATCCCGATGTATCGGAAAACGAAATAACTTACTTAGCTGTTAATTTAGCTGTTAATACTGCCACATTGACCGTTGAAAACACGGCAGACTTTTTAGATAATGATTATATTATTATCGAATCAGTCGGATATGAACAAGCAGAGATGAAACAAATTCAGACAATTACTGAACCTGATACAATATTATTAACAGGTAATGTTTCATTTGCTCATTCTATTTCAAAACCTATCAGGAAAACTTTCTTTAATCAAATGAGATTACATCGAAGTACTGATGGCGAAACATATACAATGGTCGATACTAAAGAAATCGATTGGCAAGATAAATACAACAAAACAACATTTGAAGACCTAACAGGTACAGATGCTTATTATTATAAAATAGAATATTATAATTCTACAAACTTAGCTTCAGAATTTAGCGATCCAATCAAGACAATCACTCAGCCTGGATTCATAACAGTTGAAGAGTTTAAAATGATGACAGGAATTAAAGCAGCAGATGCATTGCTTGAAATGGACATTAGATATGGCGCAGAACAAATTACAATAAAAATGTACACAGATAGATGTTTACAGACCGGTGAGCAAGAAACCCAATTTTATTTGGAGCCTGATACATTAGAATTTGCAGATATTAATTACGATCTTGAAATAACCAAAGATGACATCGTTGCATATGAAACAGATGAAGATGGTGTTAAAACATATATTACAACTAATATAACTTCAGTTGACAAGGATAGACACATTGTAACTTTCAATCGGACATACCCAAGCGACAATCATACTTTATTTATTGAATACAAATTAACATACAGGAAAATCGCAGATATGAAACAATCAATTAAAAAATTAAATATGTTATATGCATCTGTAGAATTTTTTAATACATTACCATTGAGGAGAATGCAACGTGGAATCGGTGGTTGGTCAATCAACGGCGTTTCTATGGACTTTCAAGGTAGCGAAATTAGATCCATAATAGAAGAAAATGAAAAGAAAATTAAGTTATTGCTTTCATCCTTAGAAAGAGTTTACACAAGAAGGACGAGAATTGGCGAAGCACCAAGAACATTTTACAATTCAAGATATAGATATTTTCCACAATAGGTGTATATAATGAATGAATACTTTGATGAAGACTCAGACTATGACATAAACGATGTGCGTGAAGACTTTGAATATATTTGGAAAAAGAATATTGTTCAAGTTGATTTGGTTAGACAGACGACTCCTCAAGCTGGAGATTATTTCTCATCAACAGAAGACGAAGGACAAGTTACTTTCAAGTTATGGGCAAATATCCAAGGTATTTCTTCCGACCAATATAAACAAGCAGTCCAAGGTATCATCACACCAGACGCACAATTACACGTTTATGTCAAGTGGGATGAGAACATCGAGAATTTGGATATCATTAAATTCAGCGATTGGTACTATCGGATTAAAAATTACAACAAATCGATGTATGATGGTCAATTTGCATTCATAGATTTCGATATATATCGTATTGATAGGGTGATTTAGTATAGAGGCAATCGATTTTTTTGATGCCGAGAAACTAGGCCACAGTATATTCAAGGCACTTACTGCTGTTTATGTAGGTGAGCTTATCAGAAGAACACCTTCTAAGACAGGCTTCCATAGTGAACAATGGGACTCCTACAAGAATGGTAATTTCAGTTACACTATTTTTAATCCTTATGGGGATATTATCATTTTTCTAGAAGAAAGAACCAAGCCACATATTATTAGACCTAAAAATAAAAAGTTTCTTAGGTTTCAAATAGACGAAGAGCCTAAGTTTCGGAACAAAAAAGAAACTCAGTTATTTAGGAAACATAAAATGATATGGTTTTATGGAAAAAATAAGAAACCTGTTTTAGGATATGCCAAACAAGGAACACTTTATTTTTGTTTTGCTAAAAAAGTAAATCATCCTGGATTTAAAGGCCAGCATTTTATTTCTGATATCTTCTCAAGTGATAAATTATTCGATAAATTCGAGTCATTAATTTGGAATGCAATCAAATAATAATTATATTTAAATAAAAGAAATTAATTAATATTATTAAGCATAAGGACTTGCTTAAAACATTCACATCCAAACGACTGGAGTAGATCACATGACTATTGTTAAGAAAGCGACCAATCACGATACTTTTGCACCAATGCAAGCACTATATAATTTAATAAATACTAAGGTCGAAGATATTAATGCAGTACGTAAAGCGTATGCAACGACTGCAAAAAAACAATGGATCTATCCAGCAGAACCACTTTCTAACGATGAATTATATCCGAGAATTGGATTGATTCAAGGGCAATTAAGATTCGAAGAATATGGAGCAGGTCAATATGTAGATACTTCTAGAGATATTTCAAATAATGCGACTTCTATTAATTTTGCTAAGGTCGCAATCTTACCAGTGACAGTTGGACTTTTTATAAAAAATAACCAACAACACGAAGTGGATTATTACGATGGGGTTGCTCATAAAATCAAAAACTCATTACAAGCTGATTATCTAGGATTCAAGATTGCTAAATACTTAGAGATGTATAGACCTGATTATTTCATTTCAGCTGGTATGGACATCAGAATTAATTCTGTTGGTAATACGTACGACAATAATGACTATACAATCGCAAAAAACATTGATGTAGAAATATCTTTATTATCCAAATGGGAAATCGATTTAATAGATCCTTCCTCAACTGTTGGAATCATTGAAAACATTAACTTAGACATAGACGTAGATAGGTGAAAAAAATATGGCTAAAAAGAATATTAATAAGAAACAGATTGTCAAAAAGATGCGAGAAGTGTTTAAAGCGACAGAATGGGCAATCATGAAAGAATTAGATTATCATTTATTCATATATTATGATAATGAATTAATCACAGAAGCAGAATTTGAAAAATTAAACATAAAAATTAGAGGTGAACAATAATGGTTTACAATCCAAGAATTGACATTCAAGTTCAAGAAAACTTGACATTAACAACTCCTGGTGGACCTGCAGTTATTGCTCTAATGGGTACAGCACAATGGGGAGCAATCGATGAAGTTCAGACTTTTTCATCATATGCAAACTTATTGAATTATTATAAAGCAGACTCTTCACTTTTAACATTAGTAAAAGGTGCAGACATTGCATATAATAACGGTGCTTACGTCATTAAAGCAGTTAGAGTAGGACATACAGGTTATGCAAAAGCTACAAAAGATTTTGCAGGTGGAGCAGCAGCAGTTTCCGACGCTATCGCATTCGATGGTTTATATCACGGAACATACGGAAACAATATATTAGTAACAGTTTTAACAAAAGGCTCAGGTAGAACAATCACAGCAACTGATGGAGTCATTTCTGAAACATTTACTAATAATAATGATGCTAATGGTTATGTCACAAACGCAGCAATAGGAACAGCAATAAACGGAAACTCACAATTAATATCCGCAACAATTGCATCAGGAAGCGAAGCTGCTAATTTAATAGACGCAATCACAGCAACAGCATTAGTAAGTGGATCAGACGGAACAACAAGTATTGCATTCTCCGACTTCACAACATCATTCGATTCAACATTAAATCTGGAAACTTATGATTTATTATTAATACCTGGACAAAGTACAGATTCCGATCACACATCAATGGTTGCAAAATTAAATACAAGGGCAACAAATGAAAAGAAATTCTCTATGTATTTCACAGGTGTAACAGCTGAAGAAGCAATTTCAGTACAGAAAGCGAGAGCAGCAGCAGGATCAAGATTAGTTTTATGTTCTCCGAGTATGCAATACACACCATCATACAGTTCAGTTGAAGTTGTTATGGACGGAAGTTATTTAGCATGTGCGGTTGCTGGAAAGGTCGCTTCACAAGATTTAGAAGTTGCAGTAACTAGAAAAGTATTATCTGTCTCAGATTTAATAGTTCTAACAGCATCATCTAAAAAATATTACAACGCTGGAGAATTAGAAGAATTACTTGGAGCAGGAATCCTACCAGTCAGCTTAATCAATGGTTCATTGAAAGTCGCTAGAGGTGTTACAAGGAATACAGATAAAACTTCAATATACTACGAAATAACAATCCAAAGAATCGTAGATTATGTAAAAGCACAAGTAGAAGAAAAGCTTGATGGTTTCTTAGGAGATCCAAATTTAGGAAGAATAAGAAATGTTATGGCGAGAGAAGTAGATGGATTATTACATCAAGACACTTTAGATGAAATAATTGTAGATTATCAGCCAACAGAAGTTGTAGAAGGAGTTAGTCCAGATACAGTTCTTGTGAACATGATAATTCAACCAACATTTAGTATAAATTTCATTAACGTTACACTAAGCGTTAATAGGTTATAGAGGTGAATAGAAATGGTAAATCAAAGAATTAGTCTTAAAGACATAGATGTTTCTATAAATGGAGTAATAATTGGTGGAGCAGAAGAATTAAGTTGCACAATCGCAAGAGATAATGCTAAAGCACTTGAAGGTGGAAGTTATATGCCAGCAGAAATCGTAGCTGGAGCATTTGATATTTCAGGAAGCATGACAAGAGCTTTTGTAGATGTCGATTTGTTAAATCAATTAATGCCACAAACAGCAATCGCTGCAAGTGTAACAATAACAGGTTCAATTAATAACGGAAAAACTCCATTAAGAAATATGTCTATATATGGAGCAGTATTCGACAGCGTAGCTATTGAGGGTTTAGGATTAACAGATTATGCTAAAAATCCAATGCCATTCAAAGCAACTGGTTGGAAATTTTCTAAATAATTTCCTTCCTTTTTATTATTTGCGAGATGCAAAAAGGTGAGAACATGAGATTAGTAATGGATGCAAAAAGACACAAACAAGTATTTAGATTAAATATTGCAGAATTTAAAAAAGGCGATTGGTTAAAAGAAATTCCAATTTCCGATTTATTAGAAGTAACATACAAAAACGATCATTTGACTATCAATAATGCGATATTATTGAAGACAAAAAATTTCGAGAAGAAAGATGGAGAAGATTCAAATGCAAAATAAAACAACAGTACCAAAACCACACGATGAAGAAGTTCCTAAAATAGTAGAAAGTTTTGAGGACGCAGAAGTAGTAGAAGAAGAAAAACCACAATTCCCACATTGGATGAAAGAATTACCAAGTGGCGAATATTCAGTACAAACAAAAGACGGCGAATTTATATTCGCAGAACTTAATTACGATGATATTAGATCAATCAGGAAAAGACTGACTGCAAACGGCAGGAAAAAAGTTGAAGGAGATGTTCTCTCTGCAGCTATGATATCAAAAGGTTTAACCAATAGATCAATGGGTGAACTAGATATTTTAGAGCTTAAAGGTTCTACAGTTATGAGATTACTAAACGCAGCTAATAAGTTATATAGTCTTGATGATTTTTTACAAAGTTGAAAGACCTCATTGAATATAACCGATATATCGAAGAAATCGAAAAGGATGTGAAGAAAAGTATAACTTTCAACATTTCTTTGCGATGGAATATCGATATTGAGGTCGTTGAAAGTTGGAGTCTTTCTAAAATAAAAAAACATTATTCGGCTTTGATGTATGAAATAGAAAAACAAAAAAGATCGATAAAAGATCGAAAGTGATACTATGGCGAAACGGACATTTGATATTGTATTTAATACAAACATTGGAGATGTTGTCAACAAGACAACCAAACTGAATTCAGAATTAGAATTGATGGTTCTAGTAAACCAAAACATTAATGGTGTTGCGAAATCTCAATTAGGTACATATAGCCAAATAAATGATTCACTAGAAAAAATGACAGGTCATGCAGATCGTACCGAAGATGAATTAGAACAAATTGAAAAAATGACTAATAAGATTAATAATAATATGCAAGATATCGAAAGTCCGTTCGAAAGCATATTATCTAACATCGTTCCATTCGGTTCACAAATAGTAAAACAAAATCACCGACTTACTGACATGGTTTCTGCATTTGGTAAGGTCGAAAAAGCTGGTGGTTTTACGAATGTGTTGACTGATTATATGGCCAATTTCGGCACTAAGGTTGGTAAAGTTTCGGGATTTGTCAAGAATGCTTTTGGCGGAGGACTTTCTGGAATGTTAACTAAGGCATCAGCAAGTCTTACTGGATTAACTTCTTCCTTTGCAGCATTACTACCGGTGATTATCCCAATTGGAATAGCCATAGCTGCTATTATTGCAGCATTGTTTACTTTACAAAGAATGTGGGTTAATAATGTAGGTGGAATGCAAACAACCTTCAATAAATTCGTTGCGACAATTCAACAAATGTGGAATAGATTCGTTGTTAATTTTGATAGAACATTAAGAGCTATTGGTCCAATAATTAAAATATTAATTGATCAAGCTGTACAACCATTGTTCAATTTCTTGACAATGATAAGTGGTGTGCTTGATGGTTTCTTTGCGGTTTTAATGCCAATCGCAGATGCAGCTGGAGAATTAGGTGCAGCATTCTCAGAAGCATTTGGAATTATGGGTGATGATGCAGCTTTTGACCAAATGACAATGATGGGTGGAGTGATTAAATTCGTTGGTGAAGTCTTGGGTGGACTTTTAAGATTAGTATTGAAACCATTAGTTGCAATATTGAAAGTATTTGCAACTGTCTTAGGAACAATATTATCACCATTGAAAATTATATACGATCTTGTTACAGATTTATTTACTAATATTTCTAACGCTGGATCCGATATGGCGAATGCATTAGATGTTGAACCGTTAAACTTATTCAAGGACATTTTAGTATTCATACAAGGCGTCTTAGACGGGATTTTTGGGACAATCAGTGATATCGGAAAAGCAATTACAGACGTTATTGATCCAATAGGAACATTAGCAGAAGCGTTTGACATGAACATTGGTGGAACAATCGACGATCTTGCAACAGCAACGAATGGATTACTTGGAGATATAATGGGTGGATTAGGAATGCTTGGGGAAATGGTTACAGGTGATTCTGAAACTATTAGTCCAGACTCAGCACTACCTTCTGGACCAATCTCATCAAGCCAAGTAACTAGAAATGATAATAATAATACTACAAATAATAATAATAACGTTGTTGTAAATTCATCAGGACCAATAACTGCAGAATCTGCACCTGGAGTTGCAAATTTAATTTCAGCAATGTTAACAACCAAATCGAGGTTATAAAATGGTTGAATATATGTTAGAAGTTGGGAATATCAAAGTTCCTTTATACATAGTAAATAACTCTACATGGGGAGGTTCAATGCAAACAGTGATACATGAGTCTGCAGGCACTAACGGCGGAGTTGTTGTTACAACAGGTCGAAACACCAACAAAGTGGTATTGAATGGACAACTAATGTTAAGATTGTATGATATTATTAAAGGAAAGACAATTTCTAGGTATGCGAAAGATTATAATCCGATAAAAGATTTAGAATTTATAAAAAATTATTTTGATACATTAAAGAATAAAGGAGTTCCAGTTACATTGTTAGCTCCTATAAATAATAACGATTCTGGTAGATATATTATTTCATCTTTCACTGGATCAGTATTAGAAGGTCAATCAAACTTCTTACCATTCACAATGGAATTAACAGAATACAAACAAGCAAATATCCAAAAATCACAAATTAATTTAATTAATCTTGGACCAGCGAATGAGTTCAAACGAATATTAGCACAAAGAGAGTTGATAGGTTAATGTCTTACATCAAACAGATCATGGTTATCGGCAGTGGCGATTATGCTATTGTTACAGATGTTGCTGGAAACATATCTGGAAGTTTTGACATTGATGATCAGTCTGGTCAATTAAGTTTTACATTACCTTATTATTTGAGCGTTCCAGAAGGACAAGTTGGATATGATTTGAAAGTATTATTACAGAATTTAAAGAAATTCGATATTATTAAACTATATGCAAAAATGTTTGAAACTGATCCTGGAACGATATTACAAACAAAAGTAGATGATGATTTTGTATTCACTGCAAACGGTGTAACCCTACCACAAATATTCGATGGTTATGTTGATCAAATAAAACAACAAACTTCAAAAACTAATATTAATTATGAAGTGTCTAGCTTAGGAACTCTTTCAATAGGCAATGACAGAGGATTAACGTATCAACATAAGACTGGGACAGCATTAGAATTATTCCCAACGTTATTCCAACTTGCTGGTATGCAATATTTGACTGATCAAACATTATTAGCGTTCAAGGATAAAGATTTACAACAAATTACGACCGAAGTAATTCCAATAAGTAAAATCAGGTTTATTGATGTAGATGCAGGCAACCAAGTTATTATTGTTAACGGGGGTCAATCATTAAAAGATGTCTTTGACAACATTAAAGATAAATACAGTTTCATTATCCATCAATCAGGCGATGGTTATGTTAATATTATGACACCGTATTATTTATTACAGAATTCTGAAGATGAGGTATTAAGCATCAACAAATGGGATTTTGATATTAATAACGGTAATTTATTCGAAATAGATTATGGTGATGTGACGGCTCAACAGAATGCAGTTGTTGTCGTTGGAACTGGGGTTTCTGGAGTTGCTGTAGATCCAGTCGCAGTTCAATTAAATAACGGGATTGTGAATTACATCACATTCGAAAATAGAAGTTTCTTGAGCGAAGAACAATGCCAAGAATCAGCAAGGAATCGGTTGTTACAAATTTTGAGAAATCAAATCATTAGTTTTAAGACAGAATTTAATCCAAACTTCATGGTTGGTCAACCGTTCACAATTATAGATAACGACAAGTTTAACGGTACTAAAATTTTCACTATCAAGAAATATAGTTTTATTATTAATAAAAATGATGTCAGCTGTGAAATTCAAGGATATTCGAATGGAACTACAACAATCCCTTCTGATTTACTATTGTCTAATACAGGGATCTTAGATGTTGATGTTTTAAAAATTAGAGATAAAGAATTAGACACTACACAATGGAATGATTTATAATGACATTCGAAGAACCAATTAATTTTTACGCTAAGATCCAAGCCATGATTAAAAAAGAAATTTCTAATAGTAACGTTGGGCTTACAATTTGGAAAGTCACGGATATTAAATCAAAAAAGTCTAATGGATACATTACAGATTATCGATGTAATATCCAAAAACTAAATTTCAAATTTACACTGGATAATATACCATTTGTGGGCTTAGGTCTAGGGCACAAAAAAGGGATACTGAAATACCCAAATGTTGACGATCTTGTAGTTGTTGCATACTTCGGTGACCAACCTATGATATTAGGTACATTGTTCGATTACTTTAGCCAAAGCCCAGATAGTGTTCCACAAATAAAACAAGATGAATTAATAATTGTCCCGAAAGAAGATGGAAGTATTTTGTTGTTCAAAGACAACAATGATGTTATTATTAGGATTGCAGACACAGATGGTAATATCGCAAATGGCAGTAAGATAAAACTATCTAATGATGGTAGTTTCAAATTATACAATAAAGATAATTATGGTATTGATGTTGATGCTTCTGGCGAGATGAATATTAGAGCATCAAAGATAACCAAAACCCAAACTCCAGGAATGTGGTAATATGAATTATAAAGAAAGATTGAATAAAATGTACGAAAAAGTAGTTTATACAAAGTTCGGAATGCCTGAAGACGAAGCATCTAAAAACGAAAAAGAAGCAAAAACATTCGTTGATAAAATTAATAAATTCGCAGCAAAGAAAATCACAGAAATAAATAATTGGTTGATTGATAGGATATCAGAACAACAAGATAACGAGATTTTTAGGAATTTAAGTTCAGATAAATCCTCTGGTCAATATTATTCTTATGAGCCTATAGACTCAACTGAAGGTATATTTTTCGTAGATGTTAATTTCTTAATCAAAAAAAGAGGAAATGTTATTGGTAAGCTTGGTAAATTCCCACGAATAAGAGATGCTATGGCGAAGAAAATAAAATTGCCAGTGCCATATTATGATTTAAGAAGAGAAAAAGTAGAGGAAGGTAACCACAGAGTTGCAGTCTCGAAAGAAATAGGATTAAAGAGTGTACCTGTGAGAATATTTTGGAAGTGATATCAAAATGGTTAAAATAATATCTTCTGATGGAAATTGTTCTCATACAGGCACTGTTTGTAGTGGTCCAATTGCTGGAACGATAACAGTCGGATCTAATAGTTTCGTGTATACTGAAGATAAATTAGACATGGTAGAAGATGGATTATTAATAGTTCCAGATCATAACAATCCTCCTTGTGTCCCTGTTAATATTCAAAATCATTCATTTACCCCAAACAATATACAAAATTCATTTGTATTTATTGAAGATAAGAATGTTTGTGTTATAGGTGATGCATATACTAGCGATACTACAACAACTGATAATTCTGGGACGAATTCGTTTGTAGATATTGAATTATAATAATTATTTTTAAATAAGTAAAATAACATAATAATATATATATTGCGAGAGCAAAGGTGATTATAATAGTAACGAAAGAAGATGCAACAGATAATCCATTAGAAAATCTAGGAAGAGATGTCTATTTAACTTTAAATAATGACATTGCAATTAATTCTAATAACGACTTTTCAACAGTTAGATATTATAATAACCTTATTCAAGCAATATCCTCAAGATTAAAGACTCAAATTGGTGAGTTATCACAACACCCAAATTATGGAAGCAGATTAAACGAATTAATCGGAACTGTTCCTAATAGCTTAACATTATCAGCAGCAAAGATGCATGTGTTTGAAGCATTAACACAAGAACCAAGAATAGAAGAAATTTTAGATATTTCTCCATATTTCAGGGAGAATACTAGCAAAACAGTTATAGACATTAATATTGAAGTAAAACCAATTAGCGAGATAGAATCACTTAATTTGGTTTATAGTTTATTTGTATAGGTGAATATATGGGATTTGACATAAAGAATCAAAGCAGTATTATAAATGATATGTTAGTAGAGATATTAACAACGGTTGATGACGTAACCGATGCAAATGTAGGGTCTACCCTGAGGGTTTTAGTTGAAGCACTAGGCATTGAATTATCAGATTTGTACTTAGAGTTAGAAAACGTTTATGACGGAACTAGAATTTTAACTTCAACCGGTGATGACCTTGAAAACTTAGGTTCATTAGTTGGAATTGTAAGAAAAGCAGGAACAGAAGCGTTGGGTTATGTTACATTCAAAAGGAATAATATCATTGGCGCAGACTTCACAATCGCTGCAGATACAATTGTATCGACTCAGCCGAACACAGCAGAAACACAATTAAGATTTTTAGTGTCTGCGGACACAACATTTTTATCCGAGATTCTTGCAGAAACACAGGAATTTGTCGATGGGATATTTGATTATTCATTAACAGAAAGATACATTGATAGTATTTCAAGCTTAACAGGAACGGCATCCGGTGGAGCATTCACATTCGTTGAAAACACAGACTTCGAAATACTTAAAGATTACGAAGATATTATTATAGAACCGGATGATGTTGAAGTTCTGGATAATTGTGACGTAACCACCGATTGGTTAGGAAGCACAGGAACAACATCAATTGCAACAGACGCTGTAGATTTTAAAGAAGGTACTGCATCATTAAAGCTAGGGAAATCCTCTACGATTACCGATAGCGTTTATTATCATAAAGTATTAGGCGGGGTTGTAGATGGATCTAATTTGAATGGTTATATTTGGATTAAGATCGAAGACATCACAGCATTGAATAAATTAGAATACCTTGAATTTTCATATGGGAATGGCGGGGATATTTCAAACTCTAATACATACCAAATTGATCAATCACAATTAGAAGTTGGCTGGAAAAAATACAAAATAGATTTTAATTCCTCGACACTTGAACAATTAGGTGTACCTAATAAAAGTGTTACAAATTATATTAGATTAACAATGGTAACCAATAACGTTACCGATACTTTAACATCTGGAGACGTTCTTATGGATTGGTGGATTTATAGTACATCAATTGATTATATTGGAGATGTTGTTAGATTTTTAGCAACAGGAACATTACCAGATGATGGTACTAATTTTAGTATCGACTACAAACCACTTTCAAAAGAAGTATTATGTGTTGCCGAAGAAGTTGGCGATTCATATAATGTTGGGGTTGAAAAGATATTCTATAAGGTTAGTTTTATTGCTGACATTGATAATGTTTATAATTACTTAGCAATCACAGGGGGAACAGATATTGAGACCGATAATGATTTAAGATTACGGATTCAATACGCTACTGAATTACTAGGTAAAGCAACTGAAGAAGCATTAAAACAAGCTATCTTAGGTGTCGAAGGTGTAACTTCAGTAAGCGTTGACGATATGCCATTAAAATCAACAACAGCAGAATCTCACACTCACACAAGTTTTGCTGTAACTCCGACAATTCCATTAGATTATGAAGTTGCATTAGATGATGCAAATTTAGATATTACAGGAACTCGAGGTGCAGCGCCTGTAACATTTGTAAATGGTGTAGATTATTATTTAGAGGATTCTACTATTCATTGGGTTAGCGATATTGTTGATCCTGATGACGCAACCTCAATATTAATAGATTATGATTATAGATGGTTGGGGCACGTAGAAATTTATGTTGCGGGAGCATCGACTCCATTATCAGCTACAATTGTTTTAGATATCGATGAAGCAATCGATGAAACTAAAGCTGCTGGAATAGATGTACAATGGTATGAACCAACTGCGATTACAGTTGCTGTATCATCAGCAATATTAATAGACACAGATAATGGTTATTTGTTTGCGACAGTCCAACCATTAGTAGAAACAGCACTTAGAGATTATTTGAATACTAAAGAAACCGGATCAGATGTTTATCTAGCAGAAATAGTTGAAACGATTATGGGTGTAGATGGAGTGAAAAACACAACGATTTCATTACCTGCAACAGATACTACAATCGCAACCGATGAAGTTGCAAGACCGGGAACAATGACAATAACAGAAATTTAGATGATTTAGATGACGGACTTAGAAGATAAGAGAAATGAGATCACGCAAGAGATCATACAACGATATCCTTCTTGGTGGAACTCAGGCGCGGAATCAAATAACTACCAATTAGCATATGCATTCTCAAATGAGTTAGCTAAATCAAGTTTAAACATCGATGATTTACATATAGAAATTTATGTAAATACAGCATCAGGTGAAAGACTTGATGATATTGGAGAAATTTTCAAACTTAAAAGAAAGTCCGCTGAAGAAGATGAAGATTACCGAGCGAGAATAAAAGCATATTGGCCAGGATATTCCGGTGGCGGAACAGCACCGGCAATCAAATCAACTGTCAATAGGATGACAGGATTGCCAGAAGCAGATGTTATAGTTACCGACATAAATTATATTAAATTTAAAACAGAAATATTATTAGATTCATTAGCAGATGTATTGTTAAAAGATACAATCTTTGATACAATTTGGAATATCAAAGCAGCTGGTGTTTATCCGTTTTTCGAATGGACACTCGGTGGAGATTTATTAGATGAAGCATTAGAAGTTTCAGATTCAGTAAGTATCACATATGTTTCAACAAGTCCTTGGTTCATTGTAGGACAATCATTAATTGGTGGAGCTAAAGTTATATGGTGATTTTATGAAAGAAGGAATAAAAGTAAAAGGATTATTGCAAATATTCGATGCGAAAACAAATGAGTTATTATTTGAAAAAAACAATTTAGTTCTAAACACTGGACTTGCATTAATGGTTGATAACATGAAAGTTAGTACTGCGGTATTAACTCATATTGCAGTTGGTACAGGAACAACAGCTGTTATTGCAACCGACACTGCATTAGAAACTGAATTGTATAGAAAGGCAGTAACCAACATCGATACATTAGCGAATGTATTAACAGTTGAAACTCAAATGAATGCAATCGAAGCAAACGCAATTTGGAAAGAATGCGGAATATTAACTGCATCAAGTGGCGGGATTTTATTTAATAGAATAAATATTGATTTTAATAAGACATCTGCGGATGTTGTGAATATAAAGTTCACAATTACATTAACGGTGAGTTGATAACATATGGTATTACAATTTGATAAAAACGAAAAAGTATATGAATCTGATCTAAATAACTTAGCAGTTATGAATTACCAATCGGTAAGAGATGGCTGTACAGTTATTCAAAGAACTCCACAAATCATGGGAGTTAGAGTTGAAGCGGGAAGCGTGTTTTTTACAAGTACTGTTGTTACAGTATCGCAAGCAGATGTTTCAATTACAGCAGCTGATCCTAGTAACAATAGGTTAGACCTTATTGTTGTTAATGCTTCTGGTGTTGCAAGTGTAATAACAGGTACACCTGCACTTGAACCACAGACACCTACATATGATCCGCTAACTTATGTTGTATTGGCTAGGGTATTGGTACAAGATATATCAACTCAAATCTTCACGGCAGACATTCGAGACTTGAGAGTTTTAAGATATGAATTATTTTCAAAATTTATTGAATCTTCAATCGTTGCACAATCAACAGTTGTTGTCACTCATAACTTGGGAGATGCTGAACCAATGGTAAGTTGTTACGAAGGCGGAACAGTATTAGTAATTCCAGAATCAGTAACACTAGATAACACCAACCAATTAACAGTAACGTTCGATCCTGTGTTCACCGGAAGGATAATAGTATTTGGTGGAACAGGTGGATTACCAGTTGGCGGAGGAAGTCTTACATTAACAGTTGCAGAACAAGACGGAACACCAACAGTACTTACAGTTAATGAATTAAAATTATCAGATGGTACATTAACCGATGATGGTTCAGGTGTTGTTAGCTTAGATCTATCTGGAACTATTAACTCGTATATTCACAGCCAAGGTGTGACATCAGCAACTTGGACAGTTACACATAATTTAGGTGAAAAGTATGTTAGCGTTATGGTTTATGATTCAACCGATGTATGGATTCAACCTAATAGTATAACATTAGTGGACGCTAATACATTGACAATTGGATTATCAGGATCAATTGTAGGAACTGCAGTTGTTAAAAAGTAGGTGAACATAATGGTTAGATTTATAGGGAATGCAGAAGAAATTAGATTAGTTAATTTATTACCTGGATCTGCTCCAGGATCTCCATCAGAAGGAGACTTGTATTACGACACGGTTGCTAAAGTTCTTAAACTACGAAACGACACAGCCTTCTTAGATTTATTAACCGAAGGCTCTGGAATAGAAGTTACAGACTTTACAGCAAAAGGTGATATGTTAATTGCAACAGGTGCAGGAACATACATCGCATTAGGTGTAGGTACTGATGGATATATTTTAACTGCAAACTCTGGCGAATCCACTGGAGTTGCATGGACAATACCAGCTGGGGATATTAACGAAGTTATCGCAGGAGCAGGTTTGACCGGTGGCGGATCTTCAGGATCTGTTACACTAGATGCTGTTGGTGGCAATGGAATTTATGTTTCAGCAAATTCATTTGCTGTTGATTTATCTGCGACCTCAGGTTTAAGTTTTTTGACAGGTGCATTAGAAATAGATGATTCTGTTGCTGGTTGGGGTCTTGACATTGTAAACAAAATTATAAAGATTGATCCAAGTGATACTAGTATTTTTGATACATCGGTATTAACAAACACAGTATCTAAAGTTCCAGTCTGTAGTGTTGTTAAAACTTATGTTGATGCAACAGCAAAACAATATACCCAAGCATTCACAACGCAAACAATTATTATCGTTTCACATAGTTTGGCGAGATACCCGATAGTTCAAATTTTAGATTCTTCTGGATATGTAGTGATCCCAGATGAAGTTCAACACACAACTACAAGTTCATTCACAGTAACATTCTCAGTAGCAACAACAGGTACGATTGTATATGTTGGTTAGGTGATTATATGGTAAGAATAATAGGAAATTTAAATTTCGATGAAAACGAAGCAAAAAATATGGTTGTTCATACAGGAACAGCGTTTCCCGCAACACCAACTGCTGGTCAATTATTCTACCGTTCAGACTTAATAAAGACTTATTATTATAGCGGAACATCATGGGTAGACTTGAAATCTATCGCAGACATTGATGTTAATGATTTAAAATTATCATACAGCTCAAAAGGTGGATTGAATACATCAATTGATTATGCAGCTGGAGACACACCACAAACTGGTAACAACTGGATTGAAGATGAAAAGTATGGTTGGTGGCAAGGAAGAAATTCATTAGCAATGTCATCTGAATTTGATTCCGAAGTTACTAGAACCGGAAAATATACAGTAAAGCTTTCAGCTACAGACATTACAGGTGCTGGATACATTGCAAATATAAATGCAGTGTATGCTGTTGATTATTTGAAAAGAAAGGCTCCGAGAATGAATGGTAGTTCTAAATATAGATTAACGTGCTATGTAAAAGGAAACAATGTTGCGACAGATGCTGCATATTTAGAAGTAAAAGAATACAATGTAACATCTTTAATTGTTACAAATACAAGCACGAAATTATCAGGGACATTTGATTGGACTCCAATTGTAATGGAATTTACTTCAAATGCATCTACTGATAGATTTTGTATGAAGTTTGTTAATGGTGTTGTTGGAAATATTTCAGATGTATGGTTCGATGCAAATTCAATGACACTCGAAAAAATTACTACCGACACAACATATGTTGGGAACACTGCAGAAAGAATAAGACCGATGTTCCAAGCATCTTCATATGATAATTATATCGACCAAACACAAGTAGTAAAAGATAGAAATCAGCCAGCTGGAACAAATAAATACGGTTCAGATTTCACACCCAGTGTTGATAACTTATCTAATATTAGCATTCAAATGTATGCTACAAGCGGAACTGCAACAGGTACGGTGTTAGTTAGTATTCAAGGTGCATCTGCTAATTTACCAGATGGAGTTATATATTTCGAAGATACTTTTGATTTAACATCATTAACTTCTGGATATGTAGAATATAAAATTCCGATGCCATGTGTGTTAGAAGCTGGAACTCAATATTTCATTACATTAGATTTCGCGAATCATACAGGTTCAGAAGTATATTTAAGAGCAAGTACAGCGTCCATTAATTATGGCGCGATTGACACTGGTGCAGGATGGATTGCATGGTCACCTAAAATTTATTATAATACTTATTTAAACGCACAGACACAAGGATATAAAATTATTTGTAACGGTATAAAAACCGAGATAAAATCAGATAAGTTTGGATTCTTAGATGATTCGGTTATTGATTTAGATAACGGGTTGTATCGATGGAACATCGGAAACTCCAGTAATACATTAATTACAGAAGCACAATATTGGTCATTCATGAACCAATTAATCGAACAAACTGGGGACTTTTTCATTTGGTTATCGAATTCTATTGGAATGGATATCCCATCAACTGCAAAATCTGGAACAGGAACATTCAAAGTAAACTTTGGAGCAAGAGCAAAAAGAGTTACATTCGACACTAAATATTATTCACTCGCTGGAGATAATTTTAAAATGGAATGGTCTTATGATAACGAATCTTGGACTGCTCTACCATTGATTTTAGACAATTCCGTAAATGAATTAGTTCAATCATACGACATTGACACTGATGGGATTTATGTTAGATTCACATTGAGTAATGCAGGTGGTGGATTCAGAAGTAAGTTTTATCGATTCAATATTGAAGCTGAATTAGATACTTCCACAATCGCAACAGGATTATTTTATCCATTGTTACAAGAGCATGCATTCACAGAATCAATAAAATTACCACAAGAGGTAAATAGAATTTATTACAGAACCAAAAAATATCAAAATGCTGATGGAGTTCTGATGCCAGCATTAGAATATTATTCAAATTCCTCAGGTGTAGCGATCGGACATACATTCGTGCAGATTGACAATTCACAGGAACCAAACGCTTGTATAATTTTCGAAAGCGAAACAACAGGATTCACTCAGACTGGTGGAGGTTCTTCTGTTGGAACAGGATACTCAATTAATAACAATGAATATATGACATTAGGCACCTATTATTCAGAGCTTAGAGTTACGTACAAAATTGGAATCGGTTCACATACATTCAATGATATTACAATGAATGCATTGTATACATCTGTTGATTCTTCATATCCTGAAGATACATTCGTTTCTAGTAATCAATCCAATATTGTTATTGGAATACGAGAACAAAATGATAAGGAAAGTATTAATGAATTGGGTGTAGAATTACAGAATGTTAAGAATGGATTGAATGACAAATTGAATAAATTCACTCAAACATTTACTGCAATCACGACAGTAACAGCATTTCATAATTTAGATTCAGAAAATATTATGGTGAATGTTTATGATGATACAGGCGCAAAGATTATCCCTTCAACAATTACGATTGTTGATGTTGATAATATTACAGTTACATTTAGCGGTTCAACAACAGGTAAAATAATAATTATTGGATGATTATATATGGTAAAAGCAATCGGAAGTATAGACTTAGATGAGAATCAATCGGAAAACATGGTTGTAGATAGTGGTACATCTTTTCCAGTTGCACCAACATCCGGTCAATTATTCTATCGAACAGATTTAAAATTATTATATTATTACGATGTTATAGAATGGATGGAACAATCTGGGATCCCAAGCAAAGACATCAGCGAATTAAAGTTAGCTACTGAAGTTTCTGGAGGAATCTTAAATGGTTCATTCGAAAAAGGAACAGGTAGCAGAACAACAAATGGAATTATCGGAACAGATTATGATTATGGCTGGGGACTTTATAAAGGTTCATCAGCTGTTTGTGAAGCTGGTTTCGATCCGAATGTTAAATATTCCGGAACGCAATCAATGAAGCTTAACGTAACGACAGCAAGTGGACTGACGACATTAATGAATCATTTCGATTGGACTAATTATGCGGCGTGGGCAAAATCAAGAAGTAAGTATTATATTAAAGTTAAACCATCAACTAAGTATAGATTCTCATTTATGTATAGGATGCAAGATGTTTCAACCACTACTGGCAATTTCCAAATGCGATGTTATATGTCTAATGATGTTTTCATAAATACACAATCTTTCTTAAATGCATTTGGCAACGGAACTATTGATTGGACTCCATACACATATGAATTTTCAACCGATTCTGATGTTGAGTATGCTAAATTATTTTTTTCATTATATAATGAAACCGGAACAGTTTGGATTGATGATGTGAAGTTCGAAGAGATTTATGAAGACGCTCTTTTTGATTCTAACGTCGTTTCTAAAGTTAGACCGGTATTCCAGTCACAATCAAGGACAGATCAAGTTGACCAAAATTTAGATATTACTGGATTAGTTTATACAAATATATATTCATTAACAACTGCAATTGATGAAGGTTCAGCACATAAACAAACGATTAATACTAGAGCTAATAATGTTTATTCTGTGAAAGTTGTTGTTGCCGATAAAGGAACAGGTGACTGGACTGCAATTTTACATGATTCAAGTAATAATGAACTCGCAAGACATAAAATAGTGAATGCTTCATTGACAGATGGAGTATTTAATGAATTTCTATTACAGGCGAATAATGTCTTCTGGGAAACTTTTGGAGCTGTTCATTTACATTTAATATCTAGTGTTGCAGACGGTACTGCAAGATGTGGTACAACCGAAAGTTTAGAGACTTGTAGTTATATCCAAACGTTCACAAAACGAAACAACAGTTTTTCTTTAATTTGTAACGGCGTAAAGACCGAATTAACTACTAAAGATTCAACAGGAATGTTGCATGAATCCATCATAGACATTGATAACGCTAAATATTCATACTACCAGATGTATGGTTCGAATTATGATGGAGCAGCAAGAAACGATATTTTAGAAACCAGTCTTGGCGGTGGAACATCAACTGTCAGACGTGCATATAATGGCTTTTCAATGTCAACAGGAGAAGTCTATTCTAATTCAGGATCTGAAGAAAGATACTTTATTTGGAAAGTAAACACAATATTACCTATAAAACACTTACGCATAAAGACCGAGGGATATTCGTTTAATACAAATCCGATATTATGGCAAGTGTCTAAGGACAAAATAAATTGGGAAACTGTTTTTACTGTTAATATCGGTGGAAACTCCAGAGTATACGGAGACATCGAAACAGATTTAATGAATGGTGAAAATTCATTCTATCTTAGATTATACAAGAACACAAATTTATATTTAAGTTTAATATCTCTTGGGATTGAAGCAGACTTAGACACAAGCACAGTTCCAACAGGATTTTTATATCCAACAGATGTAGAACATCGATTTACGAAAACGATATTTTCAAACACAGACTCTATTGATATTGGGAGAATTTATTACAGAAAGAATAAATTCGTTAATAGCTACGGAGTGATCCAGCCAGCATTAGAATACACAGACAACAACAATTGGTACATTACCCATACCTTTTTAGAGATAGATAACAGCCAAGAAGCAAACCCATGTGTTTCTATATTAGATGACACTACTAATTGGCAACAATCTGGTTCTGGTTCTCCGGAAAGCACCACTGGGTACATCTTAAACGATGGCGAACATCTAGCTATTACCTCAGTATCTCAAGATGCTTCAATCGTTTATAAAATAGGAACAGGAACAACTACATTTTCGAACATTACAAAGAATAGTTTTTATTTAACTTCTAATAATCAGTTCGCAGACATTTCAAATATGTCCAGCAGATCATTCACTTATGTATCTGGGATCTTAGAAGCAAACATACCGCAATCAATAAAAAAAGTAAGCAAAGATTTACAATTATTGAAAATGTCAAATAAGAATGACATCAAACGAGTTGTAGCTGATATTGATGCAACTACTGATATTAATGTTTATCATGATTTAAATACCGAAGATGTAATCATTAATGTTATTGATGACACCAATGAAGTAATAATCCCCAATAGCGTAACGATCATAGATAAGAACACAATCAATGTAACATTTACATTAGGAATTACAGGAAAAATAATAATCATAGGATAAATTAATTATATTTAAATTAATTAAATTATTCATATATATACAAAAAGGTGAAATTATGAAAGTATATGGACCACTTGATATGCAAAAGAGCGAGATCGAAAATTTCGTCATTGATGTAGGAACAGCATTCCCAGGGACACCAACCTTTGGGCAAATGTTCACACGAACCGATTTAAGCAAAATTTATTGGTATAATGGTGCAGCATGGACAGAATTAGCAGCAGCTTCTGGATCAGTTGCATTCACAGACCTTACAGACGTTCCTGCTAGTTATTCAGGACAAGGAACTAATATTGTCAGAGTAAACTCAGGAGCAAGTGCATTAGAATTTTTATCAACAGTACCTATCTTAAATGGTGGTACTGGACAAACAACAGCAAACACAGCATTAAATGCTTTCTTACCAACACAAGGTGGAAACGCTGGTAAAGTATTACAAACCGATGCAACTAACACTAGTTGGGAAACCCCAGCATCTACAGGCACAGAATCTTTAGGATTATATGAGGATTTATCAGCTGGGGATTTAGTACAAATTGTTGATGATGCTGGTGTTGCAAAGTATGCAAAGATTAAATGTGGTGCTAACAAATTTTCAAAGGGGAACACATTTACTGGATCAGGCACAGCAACCGACACTCAAATTGTTTCATTATCATCTACTAAGATAATATATTCATACGATGTATCAAGTTCATGTTATGCAGTATGTGGAACTATTTCAGGTGAGACTATTACTTTCGGATCAGAGACTTCAATTGATCCAACTGTAAATTTTCTTGCAGACATGGAAAAACTAGACTCAACTCATGTGATTATTGCTTATTCAGATGCATCAACGTTATATCCAAGAGTCGTGATTGTTGATAATACAACAGGAACTACGATTGTTCCCGGAACTGTAGTTTCGCTTAATACTGCAAGTTGTCATAATTCAATATTTGTTAGTAGGATTGACGACACTCATTTCCTTGCAGTATATTCAAAATCCAATGGCGGGAATTATGATATTGTTGGAAGGAGATGTACAGTCTCTGGAACCACAATCACTCAAGGAGCAGAACAAGCATTAGCGACTAATGTTACAGAATATATAACAGCAGTAACTGTATTAGACAGTTCAACATTTAGTATCTCTTATAATGATTCTGGATATTACACAGCAGCTGGTTCTATCAGTGGAGACACCCTAACACTAGGAGCTGGAGTTTTAACATTAATTAATAATTATAAGAAACCTATTAGAATATCTGACTCAAGTTATATGTTGGCAGATGATGATGGATGGCGTTCCAATTTAGCAGGAATCAGAACTGAATTATACTCTGTATCAGGTACAACTACAACTTTACAATCTGTCAATCGTAGATTAATGATGATGATATACACTAGTACGAATGAAAATATCGAATATGTGTCAGGGACAAGTGTTGGTGAAACAGGCGAAGTTATGTTATTATATATCGGTTCTGTTTCAGATAACGCGATTATCGTTCATGCAAAAGCTAATGGAAACTCGGTGAACATCGGTTCTGTATATTCTATCGGAAATGCATCAGCGAGCTATGTATCTGAATGTGATATCAATTATTTAGATAATGGATTTGCTATTAGTTCTATACGAACAAATAGTAACGGCGTAATAACGATGATGAAATATAACGACGGATTCTCATGTATTGGAGCGATGTCAGAAGCTGGAACTGCAGGACAAACAAAATCTGCTAATTTATTGTTTACAACAAATGATGAACAGACTGGATTAACCCCAGGACAAAGTTATTATATAGATGAAGACGGTGGATTATCAGCGACACAAGAAGGAAAAAATGATAATAATCAAGAATATTATAGTACAACACCAGCAGGAATCGCAATAAGCAGCACAAAGTTATTATTGAATAATACAATAAATAAAAACAATGTTGACAGATGGTGAATTTATGACAGGACAAATAGGTATAGTTCAAATATTAAAGGATCTCACGTATCCATTACATGCAAATGATATTAGTAAATTAAAAACTGATATTGTTAATCTTCAAACTAAGTTGTCGATAGAAGAAAACGAAACCGATTCATTATCTTCTTCAAAAGAAGAACTGGAAGATAAATTGAATAAATTAATATCAGATTCTGACACTGTCGAAGATGAAGCAAAAGATCAAATAGATTTTCTTAAAATTGAAATCATACGTTATACTAATATCATCGAAGAAAAAGAATTGATGATCGATAGTATGACAAACGAAATAGAAGTTTTTAATTCCGACGTTATGAGATTACAACGAGCAATCAAAGATTGTCCTGATCTAAACGATCCCGTTGAACAAAAACTAATTAATAAATATCCAAAACAAAACACTACTTACAATAGAAAAGAAACCGATCGTGAATATGATATCGATGTTAGAAATTTTCTTGCGATGTATGATGATTTTAAAGTTCCTACATTCACTGGAAAAAACTACGATGAGATTGCACTAAAGTCTTGTTTATGGGTTCAAAAAAATATAGAGTATAAGACTGATGGGTCACCCGATTCTTACAAGACCGGAGAATATTGGGCGTATCCGTATCAAACAATGTATCATAAATACGGCGATTGCGAAGATGGCGCAATATTGTTAGCATGTATAATGTTAAAGAGTGGTATTCCTTATTATAGAGTTAGAATGGCGTGTGGTTCTGTATTTGGTGGAGGACATGCTTATTGTTGTTACGCTAGAGAATTAGACGATGAGTTCATCGTTCTTGATTGGTGTTACTGGCCAAAAGAAATTCCAATAAACGATAGACTATTACACAAAGAAGAACAAAACTATTCAGATGTAACTAGAAATTTTTATGTTTGGTTTAGTTTTGATTTAAAACACAGTTACGGACAGATGCTGACGATAAATGCAGCAACAAAAAGCAGAAAGAAAGCAAATAAAATATTAAAGAAAATTAAATTTAAACCAATTAATTTCGATGATAAAGTATGATACAGGAGAGATTTGAATTGACCGACGGGAAAACCTTACAAGAAATGTTTAAGAAATTAGACTATATTATAGAGAATGTGAATCAAGTGAAAACACAAGTTGCAGTAGTTATTACTAGGTTAGACAACACAGATTCAAATCTGAAATCATACAGAGAAAAATTACACGAACACAAATCGGATAATAAAGAATCTTTCAAAGCTATCGATTGCACACTTGAAAAAATGAGCGACAAAATGGAAGAACATGCAAAAAGAAACCAAGAAGAACACGAAAAAATGAATATCGAAAGAGCAAAACTTGTAACCCTTGGCGGAATCGTCGGTGCAGGATTTATTTTTATCCTAAAATTATTAGGAATATATTAACTAAACAGGTGATTATATGAATAAGATAATAGATATTATAGGAAACATGGCAGGACATGCAGTATCAGGATTTATCATAGGTGTAATTGCATCAATGGCACAAGCACTTGCTTTAACACCAGACCTACAAGTAGCAATTTTACTTATGGTCATTGGTTCATCAATAGCTTTCTTGAAGGCAGTAATCGATCAATTAGAAGAGATTCTACCTAAGAGTACAGCAGCAAAAGGAAAGAAGCCATTCAGAGCTTTCTTTGGAATTTAAGGGAAATTTCCCTTTTTTTTTAAGTGATTATTATGAGATGTTTTATATGCCATAGACTGTTTCAAGGTCGTAAAGGTTTGACATGCGACAAATGTCGTGATGCAAACGAACCAGCAACAAGAACAGTACACGATAATATTATTCGTGAATAATTTACAACTCTGAAATAAACGTTTTTATCTTTTTACCTTTTTTGTCGCCAATGCCATTTACGATAAAACTTTTGTCCTCGAAACTTTGTTTCAATTTCGATAGGTTATTGTAATTTGTTTTAATCCTTGATACTAATTTATTGCTGATGCCTGGAATTAAAAATAACAATTGCTCATATGGATTCAATTTATGATTGACAAACTTATTTTCGCCATGAAAGACTTCAATCTTGTCTTCTTTAATTTCCTTGATAATCATTTTAATCATTAACAATAAATCATCATCTGTCTCAACTTGGATGACTCTAATATTATATCTCAAGAACACTGATTTTAGCATTCCCAAGTATTGGTTCTTTGTTACATTGTTGTACTTATTTAGTACAGCGTAATGGAAGAAAGTTCCTGAAATGATTAAGAACTTGTATTTATGTTGTTGCATTGCAATCAATTGTTTCTGTATGTGTTTCTTGGTATAACTTTGAATGAAATCGGCTATGGTTTTTCTTTCAAATATAGAATCGGTTTCTTCGTCGAAAAAATCTCCTGTTGGCAATGCTTCTATTTTACTACCTTCAAAAAGTTCTGTTGCTTTCAATTGTATCTCTGGGGGTTCTCTACTATCTATTATCATTTTATCACCATGTATTTTTCAGGATTAAATCCTTTTCTCAATAAACAAAAAACTATATTATCATTACAAGTAATAATCCTGTCGCTCTGAATCTCGAAATTCAAATCCATTTGTATATCGAATTTGACTTTTCTGATATCAACATTTTGGATCTTGTGGTATGCATCACCAATGATATAAGTCAAATCAAAAATTTTAGAGTCACGATGTTGGATAAATTCCATTAACTCTATTTGGGTTATTTTGAAAATACTGCAATCACTGTGTAAATATAAAGTAATAAACTCTTCTACAATTATGCTTATAGACGAAAACCTCATCCTTTCTATTAATATATTTTGTTTCATAATTTCACTTTATAAATTTGCAAAGTCTTGGTAAAGGACAATAACCTTTCCTTTTCACTGTCGTGCAACTTGGAGGAAGAATTATCCTTTTGTATAAATATTTCAATTGTCTTTCTTTAGTTATACAATGTAAGAACTTTTTCCTATCCATAAACTTTTTTAAAATATTTTCTATGTCTTTTTCACTGTATCCTTCTGAAATTAAATGAGTGATTACAATAAACCGTTCGTGATATGAATTGTCGAATTCGTTTATGGAAAGTAATATTTTTGCTACGCAAGG